TAAGCGATGCTACTAATTATCCCACTAGTAGTTTGTCTGGAACAATTACAAATACGCAACTGGATGGTAGTATTGCAGACGGAAAACTAAGTCAACTAACCACCACGGATAAAGTTGCGGGTTCTGCCGTTCAATTAGCATCTACTAGTGCAATTGAAAATTCAACTGGGCTACGATTAAAATCTGCGCTGGCCGGTACTGGGTTAACATTATCAAGTCAAGTTTTATCTGTTGATGCTGCACAAACACAAATTACATCAGTTGGAGCATTAAACGCCGGTTCAATAACTTCTGGTTTTGGAAGTATTAATACCGGTTCGTCAAATATTACTACTACTGGGAGTATTTCTACTGGAACATTAAATACTACTGGCAATGTAGGAATCGGAACGACTAGTGCGGCGTCTAAATTACATATTACAAGTACCACAAATACTAAATTAATAATTAATGCAGGTAATGGTAACGATGCAAGAATAGACCTTATGGAAAATGATACTGCTCACGATGGGACTATTTCAAGTTCAATGTCACTTATTTATGACGGTGGTAATAATAGATTTCATATACAAAAAACGGAGGATTATGACGCCGACGTGACCCCTCCATTTACAATTTTAAGAGATAATGGCAATGTAGGAATTGGAACGAGTAGTCCAGGATCATCATACAAGTTAGATGTTTCTGGTAATATTAACTTTACAGGGACATTATATCAAAACGGAACTGAATTTACGAGTGGTGGTCAATGGGATGTGAGCGGTGATGATGTTTACATATCAAGTGGCAATGTAGGTATCGGAACAACTACTCCTAGTGCAAATTTGCATGTTGCATATGGAGCGACGGGGGGAAGTGGTTTGAGTAATCAAACAATAAGAATTGGAGATTATAATTTTAATGGTAGTATAAGTACATATGCAGATAATTTATTTTCAATATATTGGGGGTTAGGACTTGGAATGGGTCCATATAGTTCATCACGAAGTGTATTTGGCACTAATCAAGGATTAGGAATACATATAAATCCAGATGAAGAATTTACTGTACGTAGTAATAGTTGGTCTCCATTGTTTGGTGTATTAGGAAAAGCAGTGGCGCAAGTAGCAGATTCAAAAGTATATGTAGGAGGCAAACTAGGAATCGGAACAACGGGTCCTATAAAAGACCTAGATTTTGGAGATGTTGGCGGTGATATTAGAATGGGAGGTATGGCGTCACATGATAGTGCTGCAACAAATTCAATAGGTCATATGTGGTTAAATAATGGTGCGTTATATGGTGGTATACAATTTATATCTAATGGTAATAACGATGAATTAGGATTTGTAACACACAAAAGTAATACAGGACATGGTGAACGGATGCGAATAGATTCACTTGGCAACGTAGGAATCGGGACGACTGCACCAGATTATAAACTAGATATTCGTAATGGACAGATTATGCTTTTAAATGGTCAAGGTAATTTTTCAGGCACAGGTAGAATCGCAATTTCAAACACTCTTGTGGAAAACGAAATTCATGGACAAGGCGGAGGTGCTAAAACTTATGACACAGGATTTCTCAGATTATCTGCAGGTGGCGGTACCAACACGTCAAGTAAATCATATATAGATTTATATGGTTATGCCGCCCATTGTATAGCAATGGGAACTCGTGGAGCAGAACGTATGACAATAAACGGTACAGGCAACGTAGGAATAGGAACGACTACTCCAGCGGATACGTTAGATGTTGATGGTACAATTAGAGTGTTACATTCAAACGAATCAAAGATCATGATTCATAACAATATGATTGGATTAGATATTTCAAATGGTATAGCGGGTCTTGCACCTACTAGTGCTCGATATTTATATATTTCTAATAATGCTGCTAATACTAGTGGTGCAACTTATCATAGAATTTATTATGACACAGCATCAAAACATCAATTCTCATTGAATAGAACTGCTCCTGGTAATACTGATACAACAGATAAACACCATTGTTTAGTTATGGAGAAAGGTCAAGATACAGGTGCTTCAGGTGTTAAATGCTATTTTCCTAATGGCAATGTAGGAATCGGGACGACTGGTCCTGGCAAAAAATTAGAAATTCGAACAGATACCGGATACGATGGTTTATATATCTATAAAACAAGTGGAACATCGGTAGTAGCATTGGCACATTCGACGACGGGTCCAGGAGGTTATTTACGTTTATATAGAAATGGCGTTGGGTCAAATGGGATTTATCTTACCGCCGAAACTAATCTCAATAATTATATTAATAATGGTGGAGATGTAGGAATCGGGACGACTGGTCCCGACGAAAAACTACATGTTCTTGGCAATATTAAAGCAGAAGATAGTACTACCGGTGAGTATTCAACCTTACAAAATAATGGTGTATATATGGCAAGGAAATCTTGTTACCTATATCCAGTTGCTGGTCGTGATGAAACAAATGAGTCGGGAACTACTGGTCAAGATTTGTCTTTTGGCTGGGAAGGCGCGACCGGGAAAAAATGGGCTAATGTAAAAGTTGCATGCACCAATTTCGTGGTGCATACTGGAGGAACTGGTACATCTGCACAAGAAGTACAATTTAAAATAATTAATAATGGCAACGTAGGAATCGGTACGTATAGTCCATCTGAAAAATTAGAAGTAAAAAATACAGGTGCTAATAGTTATTTAAGAATATCGGCAGACGAAGCAAAACAGTCAGGGTTGGAATTTTATGATCACACAAATTCAGCACAAAGATGGGTTATATATAATCCAGATAGTAGCACTGACTTGAGATTTTATGATGGCGGCGGCGCGGCGCCGTCGACGCGCGGCGACAGAATAACAATTCAAACCGGTGGCGACGTTGGAATCGGAACGACTGATCCAAAAGAAAAACTACACGTTAATGGTAAATTAATAGTAAATTCAACAGGGAATGCAATAAACACCCCGACGGGGGCAACATGGGAGGCTGTTTGTGCTCATTTTACAGATCGTGTATCTATTGGTGGCAGCAATGCTGGAATTTGGTATAATGATCAAGGTGCAAATAATGCAGGCACAGGTGTTTTTTGTGGATTGAACGGTAATAATAATTGGAGAATACATATTGGCGGCACCAATATCCTTAATGCTTCTAGTTCGCAAGTAACCATTTATAAACCAATATGGACAAGTGGGAAATTAACGATTACAAATAGCACCGTTGAAGGATTGTATATTAATACAACTGTTGAAGATGGTGAAACAAGAGATGCGATTAAATTATATGAAAATGATGGAAAATCCACTGGTAGAAATGCAATATCTTGGTACAATGGAGTAGAAGATTATTATAAAGCAAGAATGTGGGCACAAGTCGGTAGTGGTTATACCAACACTTTATTTGGAATTGATGTTGCAAACAATGCTAGAACTGTGGCTACACGTTTAGCAATATATAACGGCAATGTAGGAATCGGAACGACTGCTCCCGACCAAAAACTAGACGTTAATGGCAATATAAAAGCATATGGATCATGGACCAACAACAGCGTGACTTTCGATTCATACTGTTACCTAAGTTTCTCAGGATTGTCTATGTCAAGATCTTTCTCTTATATATCTCCCATAAGTCAACGCAATGAGACTTCTGATGGGGGTGGAACTGGACAAAATTTACAAATAGGATATCATGCCATCAACGGACATAAATGGGACACTATTAATTGTGCTTGTAATATCTTTAGAATTTATACAGGGGGGGTGGGGGAGGAGGCGAGCAGTGAGAGACTTCGTGTAGATAATGATGGCAACGTAGGAATCGGAACAACGGGTCCTATAAAAGACCTAGATTTTGGAGATGTTGGCGGTGATATTAGAATGGGAGGTATGGCGTCACATGATAGTGCTGCAACAAATTCAATAGGTCATATGTGGTTAAATAATGGTGCGTTATATGGTGGTATACAATTTATATCTAATGGTAATAACGATGAATTAGGATTTGTAACACACAAAAGTAATATAGGACATGGTGAACGGATGCGAATAGATTCACTTGGCAACGTAGGAATCGGGACGACTAATCCAAACCATAAATTACAAGTAAATGGACAATTATGTTTTACTGGAAGTACTGATTCTTACCTAAATGAAGTGAAGCAATTAATATTTGCGAGAGTAAATAGAGATGCAGGTGATAGACATCATTATATATCTTCACGTGTAGAAGGTTCTAGTGTTGGAAGTGGTAATTATTTAAAATTTAATATAGATGATGGTTCAACTAGTAATGGAAGCAGTCATACAAGTACAATGATATTAAGAGGCGACGGCCGTGTTGGAATCGGAACGACTGATCCTTCCACTACATTACAAATTACAAAAGCACAAGCAAATGGAAAAAGTAGTGGTGAACATGCTCATTTATATTTAAATAATAGTTCAACAACAGATGCAACAGGTAGAACATCAATATTTCTACATACATCATACACAACAAATTCAAAATATGGTGTTAGTTTATGTGGAGATAGAGCGTCGGCGGCGGGTGGTGCTCCAACATTTTCAATACGTATGCATAGTGATTCAGAGGAAGGGAATGCGCCGGCATTATCAATTACCCTCGGCGGGCGCGTCGGAATCGCAACAACTGACCCTCAATTTCCTTTAAATATTAATAAAAGTGTTCCTGCAATCACCACTAATGATAATCTTTGGAAAGGAGCGGCGGGCACTGGGTGGGATGGACATACACAATCGAAAGGTGGCAACAATGGCAGCAACGGGTCAAGAGCCAGATTGCAATACAATAGCGGCACCACAATCGGCGGTCCCCATAATTTTATGGATAGTGGTTATCATTTTTCATTGCGAACCGCAGAAGGTATATACTGTAGAACTTATATAGCCGCATCTGATAGAAGAATTAAAGATGAAATAGTGGATTTTTCAGATAATTATGCATTGGAATTAGTAAGAAATATACCTTGTAGGGAATATCATTATAAAAATAAAATTAATAAAGTTCCTACAAAAACAATTGGATATATAGCACAAGAAGTAAAGGAACAATACGAAGATGCAGTTGAAATAATGAGTGATTTTATACCAAGTGTCCAAGAAATGAAATTCGCAAACGAGTTAATTTGGGAAGAATACTATGATCCCAGCGCGAATATAGATACGAGCGTAAATGAAGATATTAGTGGAAATCAAGATATTAGTGGAAATTGTCAATATTTATTAACAATCGCAAATTTTGACATATCAAAAAATATACCAGTTCAATTTTATGGTTATATGGAGAATGGAAACGACGATATAAATGATTTTACACCAGTTGATGAAGATGAAGGTTTTGTATCATTTAAACGCGATGATGGTAAATTTTTAACTAATAAAAAATATGATAGTATTTATATTTTTGGAGAATTAGTTAATGATTTTCATGTTCTTGATAAACAAAAAATATTTGCACTTCATCATCCAGCAATTCAAGAAATAGATAGACAGCAACTAGCCGATAAAGAGAGAATCACTACTCTTGAAACAAAGGTAGCAACATTGGAAAGCGAAAATGCTACTATGAAACAACAAATAAATGATATATTATCAAGACTATCTACTCTTGAAGCATAAAAAAAAATATTAATTTAATAACTTAAAAATATCAAATTAATAAACATATACAAATGGCACCCACGGAAAAAAAAACTACTGTTGTAGAAGAAACTCCTCCTCCGGTTGAAGAAGATGACATTCAAGTTACTGAAACTACAGATGAACCAGATACCTCTGTTCCAAGTGATGTTGGTAACGCGATGAGTGTATCAAACACACTTGAAACTGCTACTGACCCCCCGCGCGCCAACATTATAGTAATTGATAATTTTTACAACAATCCAATGGAAACCCGCGATTACATTATGACGCAAGATTTCTGTGTTCGTGGAAATTATCCAGGTGTTCGCACCAAATCTTTTGCAAGCATGGAAATCAAAAACATGATTCAAGCATATGTTGGGCCAACATGCGGGGATATTATACAATTTCCTATGGAGGAAGAAGCATATAATGGCGCATTCCAAATTACAACTTCTCGTGACCGTTCTTGGGTTCATACCGATGGATGGAACAATTGGGCTGGTGTTCTTTACATGACGCCAAATGCTCCGCTTAGATCTGGAACTGCTACTTATATGCACAAAGATGGTGAAAGAATGTCATACAAATTAAAAACCAATGATGATCCGGAAAAAACCAAATTTGACACTGATTCTCAAGACATGACAAAATGGCATATGGTTGATAATATTGCAAATGTATTTAATCGTCTTATTTTGTTTAACGCTAACCAATTTCACACTAGTATGGAATATTTTGGTCAGGATTTACAAGACGGAAGATTGTTTCAAACCTTCTTTTTTAGTACGGAAAGATAAATAAATAATGTGATTTTAATAACACATTATTTATTATTAATTATGATTAATTATGATTAATTTTTATTAGTTATTATCTTAATAACTAGGAGAAAGTAATATTTGCAGTCGGAAAATTAGCACCGCGCATAAGAGGATATTTCGGTAGTGCCTTTTTTTCAGTCACCTCTTCTTTTTTTGTAATTTCCGTAACAACAATCTTTTCACTAATAGTTCCCGCTACATTAGACACCGGACTTTTAATATTTTCTTCAAACTTTTCCTCTATTCTTAGTTCTACTTGTTCTTGCTGTTGCAATCGTTGTCTTTCATTTTTAACCTTACCGTATGGGTCTTTTCCAGGAACAATATTGATTTTTTGCCATTGTGCATTGTATGATTCAGATTTTTCATGTTCTGGACGGTCATCGGTAAAATAATAAAACGCAAATGAAGTACGATGGAAATCTTCCGGTGCCTTCCACGCAAGCGGATGTCCATGATAAGCATCATCATTAATTCGAAAAATAACCATACGATTAAACACAGGCGGTATGGATTTTGTACATTCTGTCATATCTTTATTCCATAATTCAAGTTCGCCATTATAACTTGGTTTCCATTCACTGTTTAGATACAATAAAGCATTGACACGACGATATTTCTTACTTCGAGGATTGCGATTGTAGTCTGCATGAATACCTAATTTGCCATTTCGTGTAATTCTATGAATACCACCACCAACTTGTTCAGAGTCGTTTTCTAAGTCTTCAATTTCAGTCAATTCGCTCATCCATTCAATAAGCATATCTGATGCAAAATATCTTGATATTGCGCTTGTATACGGACCACACATGTATATACAACATTGATCATCAGCCTTCGATTTGCAATATTTGTTTACTTGCACGTCAGCAATTCCGTGAACAAAATGCATTTGCCATTCGTCAAGTTTATCTTCTCTAATTTCACGTTCGGCATTTGCCAAAAGAACCGGTTCTATCATTTCATCAATTACAATATGGTCAAATGGATCATTGCCTAGGAAATTGTTTTTTAACTCTTCCATGCTTCTTTCTTTAAAACGTGCATGCATTTCATAGATGTTTGTATTTGGAATGAATAAGTAATCCGGTCCATAAACATGTTCAATACGATAACCTAATTCTACCAAATGTCTGTATTTCGATTCCAATTCCGATACAGATAAGGTTTCACCATTATGATTTTTGAAACATTCCATTATAATAACCGGACGGCATTTTTTAATTGTATTCATTGCACCAGTAATAACATGAGGTTCATACCCTTCAACATCTACTTTAATGAAATCCAAATTTTCTAACTCAAGAGAATCTATTGTAACTACAGAAACATCTGCTTTATTCTGTTCCTCATACCATTCTCCGCTATTGTATTCCTTATTGATTTTGGGCAATCCTTGAGGATTGTCAGAAAGACCAGTGCCACCAAGATTATCGCGCGGAATCCAACCAAAACTAGTTTTTTTGATTGTTTCTCCAAGACCATTATTATGCATTGTGTATTTTTCATTGTTAATACTGTTATCAATATTCAAGTCTAGATTCTTTGCTAATATTTCATATGATGACGGTAATGGTTCAAAATAATGAACATGTTTTGCTAACTGTGCTAATTTAACGGAATGACTTCCGACATGACAACCGGCTTCAATAACAACACTTTCATCGTTAATGTATTTTTCGAAAACTTTATGCATGTGTGGTTCCCATAATTGTGAATTCTTCAAATAAGAACAGACACCACAGTTTCTATAGACATAAAAGTCAGCATATCCAGGGACAGTTACCATATCTCTCTCTATTTCATATACCTTGTTATGTTTATTATTAAACTCATCGCTCCATGACTGCCTTTTGTTTGCTAATTCGGTATCTTCAATAGTTAACTGAGGATGATTTTCAATATAATTACAACCCACAAGAAATCCACGACGTTGAATATGAGAATGTTTTCCTTTTTCGAAAACGCTATCAAGCGAAACTACTTTATTTACCAAGTCGGCATGCGACTGAATAACATAGTGATTTAATCCAAGGTTTGCTTCACGTGCAATATCTTCTGTAATTGTTTCAATTGGAATATTATCCGGATCATAAAAATTGTTAGGTAATTCTTCACCGTAATTATTGATACGGCGACCACTGGTATGAACTTTGTGCATCCAAAATTTAGGTTCATCGTGCATCCAAGCACTGCGGAATATTGATTTACCAAAACCAACGGTAAATTTAACTTGTGAAGGCATATCAAACCATCCTGGTTTTTCATGCGGTTCTCTATATTTAACTCGTCTTGTTAGTGATCTTACCAAACCATTTGGTCTTTGTTTATGACCATTTGTAGTAAAAAATCTCCACTCAACATATACATTTCCAACATCATCATCTACAGTATCTAAGTATTCCGCAATTGTTTTACCTTTACGACCATACATAAATTCATCCAAGTCAACCATTAACATCCATTTTGTTTCAAAACGATGCTTGTAGACATTATCATTGAATATATGTTTATGCGCTTGACTGTCTGCATATTCCCAAGTAACATCACTATTTTTCAATGTAATCATACCTCGTTTGATATACCGTTCCAATATGTTCATATAGTTATCTGTACTGTTATTGTTTATTAAATAAAAATGGTCAACACCTTCTGCAATGTAATGTTCTAACCATTCTCTTAAAACATGCCCTTCATTGCGAAATACAGCGCACACAGATAGGTTATGTAAATGTTTTTTATTTACAACCTGGAATAACATTGTTTTATATGTTTCAAAATCATCAAATGTATAATTTTGTATCTCTTTAATAGTAGCCTCATCATCTGGAATTGTAAATTTATTTTTAATGTAAAAACAACCAACGCCACGATATAATTCACCTTGGTGTATCTTAAAATCAAAACCATCACTGCACTTCTGAATCAAATAATAAACAACTTTCCAAACATCACCTGTCCATGATTCACCATACTTTAATATTCCATTCTCGTAATAATGTTTTGGCGGAATACGTAATTGTTCACGATCGTTTAACGGAAGAATATCATCAATAAAAATAATTCCATTATTGCGCAAGAATTTCATACTATTATTGAAGTCTCTTACAACATATTCGCTATGATGCATTCCATCTATAAAAATTCTATCAAACATTTTTGTGTTTTCAGCAAAAAAATCATCCGATGTCTTTTTAATTACCAAATCACTTTCAAATTTAGGATCAGGGTCTACGCCAACTTTATCTATAAATTTGGCACCGTTAAATGTATGCCCATATTCCACTCCAATTTCAAGATAAGCATGTTTTTCATTGTCTTCAAGAAGCATATTTTCACTAACCACATTGATAATTGCATCTCTAGTTGGCATATCATCAGCAATAATATGGTATTCATCTTTGAATTGATAAATTCTTTTAAAAAACTTAATTAATTCAAATTCGGTACAATCATCCATCGCATAACACTTCATTCGTTCGTATCCTAATTCATCAATCTTTTGCTGTAATTCCTCAGTTTTATGACGGTTGTCTAGTAAAATAAAATCGTTTCGGGGATTTTTATAAAGTTCGGCAACTTTTTTGTTATACAAACTTTTTAATCCAATCAAACAATAATGTCTATCAAAATCACGATTAAGTACTAAATTGCAGAACTTTCTTTCATATTTTTCATCTCTTTTCCATAATTGACTATGTTCCCAACTATATTTTTCATCTTCATAAGCATCTAATTCTTTCATTTTATCTTGTACCTTATATTGCTCAAAAAACATTGGCGAAATATACTGAGGTCCAATTCTATTAATCTCACCATTTCGAATAAGCGAAAAGTTATTGTTACCACTATTCATATATTGATAATATCCTAACTTAGCAATTTTTGCTACCTTAGTGCCAATGCAACTGCGCAGAATAATTTCATAATCATCACAAATAGGTAATAATTCTGGATAACTTCCACACTCATCTAATGCACTTTTTCGCCAAATTCTAGGATGATTCGGCAAACATACAAGATGGCTAAGTGTAATATTATTAATATTAGGTGTATTGTAAACAACTCTCCATTCACCATCCTGTTTTACAGTGTAATTTCCTCCGTATCCCTTACAAATAAAATCACCATAACAAAAATTTTCACCACCTTCACGTACACTAGCAGTTTCCATATAAACAAATCCAACATCTTCATGTTTTTCAAAAACATCTACTGAATCAGCCAATACATCAGGCATTAATTCATCGTCATGATCCATTTCCAATACATACTGTCCTCTGCATAATCCGATTGTTTCGTTTTTTACATTACCAATATTTCCACTATTTTGGTCTCTTTTATATAAACGAATACGCTTGTCATCCTTACTAATATCTCTTAAAAATTCAAAATGTTTATCATCAGGCGAATCATCCATAATAACCCATTCCCAATCTTTAAAAGTTTGGCGTTTTATGCTATTGTAGGCACGAAATAGTTTATCGTACGAATTAAAGCAACTGGTAAAAATAGAAAATGTTGGTCTCGACAACTTCCTATCACCAATTACATTATTTATATAACAATAATTTACATTATGATTAAATTCATCAATATCTTTAATTTCTTGTTTGTGTATCCATCTATTTCGAAGCCTAGGCGGAACCATCTCATTAACTTGAAATGCATATTCTTGGTCACTTTCTCCGTATGTTACAAGAATATGAAAATCGGTGCTATATAATTTATGTAATTGACTTTCATCATTAATAACAACTATTGAACAATTTAATTTATCTTCTACATCACATTTTTTAAGTTTCTCATCAATTTCATTGTATTTATCCCAACGAAAAAATAATACAACCGGGTACTTCATTTAATTGTATATAAAACTAAATGAAATATTTAAGTATTTACAATAATTATTAAGAATTTAAAAGTTAGTTATTATTTTTAACATAAATAGAACGAGGATATATGTTTTGATAATGGTCTATACCACTATTAAATAAACAACGATGTTTTCCATTATCGTTTGACATTAACCACCATTCTGCCAATGCTTTTTCTTTACCATTTATTTTATTTAATCCAGCAAGCCAATCTGTTTTTGTCCACCAAAAGTTACCACTGTAATGCATGTGCGGAGAATTTGATAGATTACATCCAACGCTTTGAATATCTGTATTACTTAACAAATCAATACATTTATCATGTTTTTCAACTAACCAATATAACATTAAATCAATCCAATCATTTACTGTTTGATGTGAAGGATCGTAACTAATTCCTTTTGTTTGTAAATATAATACCGCACATCCAGGATTAAACTTTGAATAAACACGCATAAGTTCAAGGGTTGGTAATTCATATAAGTTTTCATTGTTTGAGTACTCAATTATTTCAAGCACCTTCGATGTATCATCTACATCTAAAATACTTAAAAGGTGCTTTTTTTTAAGTTCCAACCCAATATTAATTATATACAACCTTTCAAGTTTGTTTATTAAACCCGTTGTTTTAATTTTGTTTAATAAATGTTCTAATCTGGTCGTACCACTTTTCTCCAAGTTACAACTACTAATAAAGCAAATGCTTTTCATTGTCTAATTAATATATTATTTCTTTAATATATTAATTTTTTATTTGGTATCTTATCTTGCGCTCCAAACTTTTATGATTGGGATACTTTCCAAATATTTTTTTTCCATATAGTGTGGTAAAAAATAACATGACCAGCCATCAAATCCAAACATACCATAATTTCTTTGTATAAATGTATGTATATCTCCAAATAGAGTTGGTGTTTCTCCATGTATGCTTTGCAATAAACCAATTACTCTTTCAAGTGCCATTCGTTTATCACGTGTATTTATAATTGGTATTAATTTATTTGGAAAATTATATTTTTTTTGCAACATTTCAATCATATTGTATGATATAACAGTCATCATTCCAAAACACCCCTCCCATTTGTTTTTATCTTGATAAACTTTTATAAGAGAACTATTATTAGTCAAAGATTTAATAATTGGTATCTCATTCTCTGGTGTATTCCAATGATGTTGAAATTTCCATAATTTATGAAACTCTCCTAATTTTGAAAAGTCAATAAATCTATTTATAAAAACCGAATCATGAATAATAACGGCTTTTTCAAAGGGTTTTAATTTCCAAAAATAATAGTATGCTAATAATTCACCTCTTTTGGGAAATTCTCCATTTACAATTCTACAATTATTAATGTCAATATCATCGTCTGGGCGATTAACTATTTCTTGATTACTATTATCATCAACTATTAAAATAGGAGTTTTCTTATAAAATCTCCTAATTGATTTATATGACTCTTTCCATAAGGAGTTTGTTCCTTCGCCACCAACATGACGAATAATAATAAATCCAAAAGACATATCTATTATAAATTATGTTTTCATGTTTATGTTTTAATATCACCAATATTTAGATATAACATGTATCTTAAGAAATCAATCATCTTTAATAAAAGCAGCAATAACATTGTCAAATCTTCTTACTGGTGTAAAATCTCGCAAATCATGCCAAATCATTGAATAATTGTGTTTTGTAGCAATATCACGAAGACGACCTTCTTGATTATTTGCGGGATTAATATCTTCAATAATATAAATACCTCCTTTTTTAACATATGGCAAAAATATATCTAATGTTTGTATTTGATGATGTTGAAAATGACTGGCATCATCCAAAATAATATCAAAATACGTATTTAATTTTTTTGGTGTTTCTGGATCAGTTCCATCCATTGTTAATAATTCAACATTTTTGTTATTATCAAAATTAACAGCCAAATGTGAATAATTTATGTCCATTCCAATAATCTTTGAATATGGTAAATAATTATTCCACAAAACAATAGAATGACCACCCATTACGCCAATTTCAAGTATTTTATTTTTCTTTTTACGATATGATTTCAAATATTTTTCATAAATATGCAAATAACTATGTGTTGTATTTTTGTCTGTTCCACTTTCACATTGTATTGATTGATTTACATTTTCTATTACATCAAATATAGTATTTGTTTTATTTTTTTTAGTACTCAATAATATTTTTTCTGGCTTATATTTGAAATATTTTGCATATTTAATATCATCATCGGTTGGATGCATTTTCATATTGAAATCATGTTTTAAAATTCTTTCAACTGTTGGAAAAAATCCATAATAATCAAGCACTCGGTCTTTTTCGTTGCGAATGTATTCTATTCTTTGTGACCACCAGTCTTCACTAATTGCAGTTTGAATAATTTTTAATGAACCTTCAAAATCGTCCATGTTTATTTGAACAAAAGCACGTTCATCAATGTATTCTTTAATATTTGGACAACCATCATAAAAGCATAAACTTTCTGTTAGTAATGGTTCCCATATTTTCTCTGTAATAAAATTATTTTCACAATTATTTTCAACCATAAAGTAATATTTATATGGCATTATTCCTTTGTCTTTATCCACATGTGGAGTTACAACACCTTTCCAATTTTTAAATTCGAATTGATTATCTTGATTATAAACATGAATGTCAATTTTATCTTCAATAAATTTAATAAAATCTATCCTTTTCTTTTGCCCAGGATCTACGTATTTTGAACTACAAATCGATGATAGCGTTGTTCCCATTGTTTTTCGAGGTGTCTTAAATTTAAGTTCATCATACGTTGCAGTTAACTGCCAAAATGCATTATTGATAAAGTTTTCATGCGTTCTTACTTGAAGAAACTCTGTAACATCTGGTTTTGACCATTCTCCCCAAGTTTTAACCCCCCAAGTTTGGTACTCTTCACCACACCACGGTTCCATTTGAAATACAATTGTTCTGTTTGCTTCGAAATATTCATCTTCTCTGGGTTTATTTATAATTACATAAAAATCAATATCAATATCATTTCCAGTAAATTCAATATCGTTATAGGTCATTGAGATTTCACTGGATGGAAGCATATGCTGCCATTCTTTACATAATTCTTCCGATGTTGTCCAATTACACATTAATTTTACTCTAGTTCTCTCTTTAGTTATATTAAATTTCTTTCGAAGACGAGACATGTTTAGATAAATACCATTAGGTTTTTTAACAAATTGCGACCGTTTTAATTTTGTATATTCATTCTTAAGATATCCAAATGTATTAAAACCTATACAATCATCGTATGTTTCTGATCTCACTTTGCAGCACTGCAATTCTCTTTCATTTGAAAGATCATGAATCTTTATGTTATTTACATCACATTCTAATAAATCAAACTCTTCAAAAAACTTATAATCGTCAAATTTATTTTGTATCAGTATAGATTTGTATTCGTATTGAATATCACTATCTATTTTTTCGAATGTTTCATTCCAATTTGTAAATACAATCTGGGGTTGACATTCATAACAATTTAATCCTTCAACAACTTTAACAAGATAGTCTATACCATGTTTAATACCATTTTTATCAATATAATCAACCATTTTTTTCGCACCATTTTTACTAATAAAATAACTAAAAAACCCACCAATGTAGAAATTACGATTTAATTGATGAACTGATATTTCTGATTTGTCAGCATTGTATCTTTCATAATTTTCCTTTCGATGTGTTTCATACATGCTATATCCAAGAAACATAAAATCAAAGTTATCAATATTTTCTTGGTATGTTTTTGTTAAACCTTGTAATTTTTCATTAAAATTTGTTTCACAACCATTAACATCGTCTTCCATAACAAGGTAAAAATCTTTGTCTGATTCAATAAGTTTTTTCCATAGATTATAATGACTTAATGCGCAACCTATTATAGAAACCCGATAACCAAAATCGTTATCCATGAATATTTTGATACGTTCATCACTTTCTTCCAAATCTAAACCATCTACGGCTTTGTAAAAGTAATAATTCAAAAAATCTATCTCCTTATTTCTCAATAAATTTTTCATTTTTTGCTGTCTATCTGGGCGTCGTCTCAAATTTATAATCTGTGTTTGATAGTTATATTGTTCATCATCTTTGTTCAAAAATACAGGTAATTCTAATTCATGAAAATTATATTGAATATCACTGTCAACTTTCAAATCTGTTTCAGCCCAAGGTGCAAAAAATAAGTGAGGATTTGTTTCATAACAAATATCTGGAATTAATTTACCCATTAAATAATCTATTCCATTTTTTATTCCATTCTCTTCAATATGCTTCAATAATTTAAATGCTCCTGATTTATTTATGCTGTATGCATGTGTGGCGCCAAGATAAAGATCGTTATTTAATCCCGTGACTGTAACATTTTTAACTTCTTGTTCTTTGTTTAATCCATATATATCCTTCAGGTTTTTTCGACTCCAACTAAACATATGATAACCCAAAAAAACTATCTCTTTTTCTTGCATATCATTTTTAATAGTTTCTAAATGTGTAAAAACATTATTAGGGCATTCAAAATCATCTTCTAGTACTATATAAAAATCATTATTTTTATCATTAACTAGTTTCTTCCAAATATTATAATGACTTAAAGCACAACCAATAATACATGAACGATTATTAAAATCGTTTCCTGCAAACAATTTTGTTATTTCGTCAGTAACTTCTAATTCTTTTCCATCACATGCCTTAAAGAAATCAATCTTAAGATCTTTTTCATATTTTTTAATAAATGTCTCTTTAATTTCATCTCGTCGATCCGTACGTTTTTCAAGGTTTATAATATATACCTGTGTTTTTGCATCTACAACTTCTGGAACTGTATCATCATTTGATTCACCATCAAAACCTGATAGCAATTCTTTCTTAAATTGTAACATTACTCGTTCTGGACAATAATCATCATATGCCTTCCAATTTTTTGTTTTATCAATTCCGTTTATATACATTTTTTGTATTATGGATTTTACTTCGTCGCATGATTTGTAAATAAATCCCTTTTTACCTAAGATTTCAACATGACAGTTATCTGAAAGTAAATTTCCAATAGGTACAGAAAAATTTGTCATGACTGGTTTGTTGTAAAAAGAAAATTCACCGATTGCTATTCCAAATGTTTCACCAACTGTTCTTCCATGTATCATCATATCACAAGTTTGTATGAATCTCGCTTTATCTATTTGTTCAATCAGTGTATCCATATAAATAATTTTGGGATGACTATAAAATACATTAGTATTTGCAAAAATAAAGTATATATCACTATGTTCTTGTAATATTTCGCGAATTGCTTGATGTACATATCCAATATCAAATGAATCTGACCCTCCATACCTACCTAAAACAAACGCATCTTTTGGTATTCCATATTTTTTTCGTAAATTATCACTAGGTTCACATTTTGGCATGTTTATCATATGTGGAACAAATGATTTATTACACGAATATTTGTCAGTTAGATATCTTGAAATAACCGCATAACGATCAAATCCAGGGGGTTTGTTATTTCTCGAAAATGGAGCATTTGTAAATATAGCATGCCACAAAATAGGGCATGATATTTGATTATAATCTTCATTCGGATTACCCCAACAAATATTATACATATAATCTACATCATATTGTTGAACCAAGTCCTCAAGTTGTTGGTTTGTTTCATATGTTACACATATAAATTCACGTTTAAATTTGGTGATAACACACTCCTTATTTATTTTATTAACTTTATAAAATATAACACTTTCATTATTTAAAATTTCTCTGTTATAGTATGCATAATCGTGTAAAGCCACCGCATCCCCTCTCTCGCATAATTGAGTACAATGAAATGCTATCCGCTTATTTATCCTATTAGTTTTTTTACTAGTTTCTATTTTTGCTTTTGAAATAGTATTCCCCTCTAATCCTTGATTAACATCATTTAAAGCGTAAGCATTTTTTTTGTCATCATTTGTTTCACTTGTTAGTTTACCAATATGTATGCAATTTATTTCATTAAAAAACATACTTCGATATCCCCTTTCATAATATTTATCTGCATAATCCCTTTCAAAAAAACTATTTTCTGTATTGAAATCACCTAATTCCATTATTGTTGGAACTAATGTAACAGATGGTCGAAAACTATAATGTGGCCAATAACTACAATTTTGTCCGGTCAAGCCTTCTTCATCCTTAATATGCAACAACAATTGGTTTTCTTTATCATCCATGCAACGTTGTCCGCCTACCAAATCAAATGAACGAATTGTTTCACCATAATTTCTATTAAACAATACTTGTTTTATTCCTTTTGATGTAGATATATCAGAATTTAAATATGAAATACTACGTGTAACATAGTTATCTTTTTTGATAAATAACCAATCATCTTCCATGTGTATCCAATAAACAGGTTCTAATTTATTTATTTTATTCCAAATTATATTCATACTTGGACGGTGACCTTTTTCTTCTATGCTTTTAAAATAAAAATTCATGAATGGATACATTGTTCGCATTTTTTCTCTATCTTCAAATGAAGAATTATCGTCAACACAAAAGAAATAATTGACCAAATCTATATCTTTGCAATATAATAACAAGGAATTTACTGTTTTTTCAAACAAATCTAATCTTTTGCAAGTTGTGAAACTTAAAAAGACAATCGGTTCCATATCTTTTTCATTTTTTCCATCGGTATTTAATTTTATTGAGTGTGGGTTTATTGTATCACGCTTTAATTCTAAAATTTTTGCCGAGTCATATTTAGTTATTTGTGGCTTCATTAATTCAATAAATTTTTCTATAATATTGTAGTCTTTTTCACTTATTTTGTAATTATTTGTTATCACATGAAAATTAATAAATTCAATAAAGTCAGAAAAGAAGTCATCAGAAACATATACAGTATTTTTTTCTGCAATGTCTGTACTCATATGTGGTATAAAAAATTGGAAATTAAAAATTATATTACCTATTATTCCATCATCGACATTATCGCGTAAGTTCCACAATCTTTTGAAAGCATCAACACCTTCAGACCATGCTTCATTATTATATGCAACAATGGTGGCATCAAAATCGAAATGATATGAAAATACTTCTTTCCAAACAAATAATTTTCGATGTAATTGTACGTCATCATTTAAATGTGGTTCTACAAGTTTAAAATAATTAAACGCAATTTTCCATTCCTTTGTTTCATAATAATGATGAATTACCTGATACATGGTTTCTAATCGCTGAGGGTCAAATTGATACGCTTTTATCCAGTAATAAATGGCTTTCTCTTTTTCACCTAATCTATTATATGCATCACCAATCATATAGTAACTAAAATAAATTTCCTGGTCCCATCCACCATAATCGGCCCTACGTTGATACCATTCAATTGCCTTTTTGTCTTCTCCAGAATCCTTATAACTTTGTGCACAATAAAAACTGTAACGTATACGTATATCCTCATTATTTTTATCGGCTTCATAGAAAGCATCTTCCAATATTTTAGCATCTTTTTTGTATTTATTGGGGTCATTATTTCTAGAACCAAGTCGTCCTGATTCAATATAATAATCTCCATCAAGCAATGAAATTGTTTGGTTTTCTTTTTTACAAATAATCACTTCATGAAGAACACCAACATATTCCCAAGGGATACGATTGTTTACCAATAATGTTCTTTCATAAACACAGCCGTTTTTACCAAATTTCAAATTGTATCCTGCATCGCTTAATTCGTTTGGTAATTGAAAATTACCATATATGTGATCATCGGCATCAAATATAAATAAATAATCTGTTTTATCAAAAGCACATTTAAGAGCGTTGTTTCGATTTGTTGAAAAATCTTTCCATTTATGTTCTACTAATTCGCCTGGTATACCCTTATTTTTAAAAAAAGAGGTAATTAATTCCCTTGTATTATCGGATGAACCAGTATCACTAATAACCCAATAACTAAATGGTATGTTATCGCAAAGGTTTGTAAGTGTTTTTTCAATTACATGTGATTCATCCTTTACAATCATATTAAGACATATGGTTTTATTTACAATGGACATATAATTCTTAGTATATTTCAATGTTTAATACTTTTATTACAATTTTTATTTACTGAATATTTTTACATAATAAAATATTATTCTATTATAATATGGCATTTACACGATTTCACGATGACCCTGCAAGAGTTAAAAAACAATTACAGGAATCAACTGACCCTGGAAGATGGACAATAAATGCTCCTGGAAATGGAACACATCCTGGATTTTCTGAAGATCCTTACTGCCGTCTTCAACAATGGGGGGCTAATCTTAGAACAAATACTATTGATGTACAAAGTGATTTAATGGGATTAACCAGAAATTTAAATCGCGACACAATTAATAAAAATATTCATTCCGACAAAGCCCCTCATTCTGCACAAATTGAATATTCCAGTTACAAACCGTATACTGATGAAAGTCGCGCAACACACCCTGTCTGGATGTATAGAGATTTAGAACAAACAAAATATCCTTTACTTCCCCTCGATCCTCAAGAACATACTAGCATACCTTTTGAAAATAATTTAAGTACTAGAATTTTGGAAAAGGATAACTTTAAACCAAACGTTCCCGTATTAAAAGATGCATTAGGAAATCCGTTACAATAAAACAATAATATCAAAATATTCATATTATTGTTAATTTAAAGACAAACGTTATATTAAAAAATATTGTGTAATACTATATATAATAATGGCTGAAATAGCAGTTCCAATGGTAGGTTTAGGTTTATTGTATATTGCCAATAAACAGAATAATGATGTCAAAGGACATAACAGTTCAAATCTTGTTCCTAATCAAGAAAACTTTCGAACATTGGGTAATCAACAAAGACTTCAAGCATATGAAAATAAGGATAATGCTAATTATGAAATGGATGTTGGTCGCGCAAAACAATTTGATGAATCTAACAAAATAGTAAATAACTTTCCCGTTGAAAGTAATGAACATGTATTAGAAACAGTTAAATCGTATCCGAATCCGAATTGTGCAACGGATAAATATTTTTTACAAAATAATATGCAACAAAATCCGGGTGTTTCAAAAGCATCACAAATGCAAAATTTTAAATGCCAATCTCTTACAGGTAATGAGGTAGATGGCAAAAACTTTAAACACAATAATATGGTCCCGTTTTTTGGATCAAAAATTCGCGGTAAAACTTTTGATTATGATAATGAAATCCGTTTAGATAACATGCAGGGTGCTGGCTCTCAACATATCAAAAAAACAGAGCAAGCCCCCTTATTTAAACCCCAAGAAAGTATGCAATTTTCACATGGTGCTCCCAATAACAGTGATTTTTACCAATCTCGTGTTAATCCTTCATTAAAGGTTGCCAATGTTAAACCATGGGAAGAAGTAAAAGTAGCACCCGGTTTAGGAAAAGGTTTTGGAACTGAAGGAAGTGGTGGTTTCAATTCTGGTATGGAATGTCGTGATGCGTGGACTCCCAAAACCGTAGATGACTTACGAACATCAAACAATCCCAAACTTTCATTTGGTGGAGTAACGCTTGCAGGAAAACGCCCTGTCCAAAATATGGGTACACTTGGTAAAATGGAAAAAAATAGACCCGACACTTATTTTGTTAATAGTCCTGAAAGATATTTTACTACTACTGGTGCCGAAAAAGGACAAACCGCGCAAGCAACACAGGTCTTTAAACCGGTTAATAGAATCAGTACAACAAGAGAATATTTTGGCGATGGTTCCAAAGCCGGTAGTGCTGGAGCAACATACGCAACTGGTAAATACGAAGATTCAAGAAAAATTTCTTATGATGGGCCTCCTGTCATGAATCCTTATGCAGGAAATAAGGGTGATGCAGATGAAAAAGATTATGGAAAAAATAGTTATAATATTTTACCAAATTCACGTACATTAACTGGAGATAAAACTGAATTTGGTGGAGTTAATGGAACAGTAAAAGCGCTTGTTGCTCCTATTTTAGATATGCTTCGACCTACAAGAAAGGATAATGTTGTTGGTAATATTCGTGAAACTGGTAATGTACAACAACGCATTCCCGCTGGTTCTTCAAATACATTAAATCCGGCTGATCGACCGAAGACAACAATTAAAGAAATGACTGTTGATAGTATTCAACATTGGTTTGTTGAAGGCCAAAATTCAGGCGGATACACAAATGCCAAACAAACACCGATTCAAAATCAACGTGATTCAACAAATTACGTTAGCATGGGTAATATTGGTAACACACCAGGAATGTCAAGTGAAACCAGTTATAATGCTGCGTATAACGCAAGAGTTTCAGACAGCCGTGAAGAACTTTCAGTTAATCGTCCGAATCAAGGTGGAATGCAAGTATTTAATCAGCAAATGAATGTTAGTATGTCTAAGTCTGAAAATGATAGATTAAATAACAGAATGTTTGTCCCGCAAAGTTTAGGTGCTACAAATACTTCCAAATCTATGTATGGAGAAATGAGAAAGCCACATACATATGAACAAATAAATCAAGGCAGAAACGACGCCGCGTTATTAAAAGCATTTAAAGAAAATCCGTACACACAAAGTTTACACAGTGCCGCGTAAAAGTAAAATGAAAAAATAATAATATTAAATATTAGTATTATTATTTAAAAAAAATTAATGTCTATAACAAATGAAAAAATAGAATGTATATGTTGTTATCATGAAAATATAATAGCAATTGATGCATTTATAAAATGTAAAGCAACCCCAAGGCATTTGATATGTCAAAAGTGCTACACTGACTGGGGTTCTAACACTTGTTTTTTTTGCAATCCATTACATGATAAGCCTATATATATACGAGTTCAGACTCAAATAGATTCTAACATTATTATAAATATTGATGAAAGGAATAATGCTGAAATTAATTTACAAAATATAGATTTAAGTATAAATGAATTTTCAAATGAATCTCCCGATAATATTTACAAGTTTTGTTGTTTTAATGAAGATATATGGAATGAAATATGTAATATACTTTATTTTGTGTGTTGTCTTAGTACTTTATCTTATCTAGTTTTTGCTATTTCGTATTTATAAGTATATAAAATATTTAACATTATATATATAATGTCACTTGATAGAGAGAACAACAGTGACAACAGTGACCATAGTGACAACAGTGATAATGATGTTGAAATTAGAGATATAATAAGAGATCAAAATCTAATTATTGAAACATCAACAATACAAATTA